AGGCACCCATTTTCTTCTCCGTTCTGTAGGTGTGGCTTCAGACTAGCCATAAGTGGTGGCAATGTCCAGCATTTGGAAAAAACTTTCTGAATGGGTTTGGAAAAAACTTTTGGAATGGACTTGACACACCCCTTGGCTACCCATTAGCCTAGAGACATCAACCAAGAAAGGAACCACACAATGAACATCAACATCATCCAGGCAGAAGACTTCTCACTTCACCGTAAGGGGTGCCGTGACATTGAAAAGTGCGGCGGGGAAATTTACGACCATGGAATTGTTCAGAATAAAGAAGAACTTTTGAGCGAACTGGTGCGATGGGAAGTCCAAGACATGGGAGAGCCGGACAATGAAGACACCTACTGCCACATGCTTGAGATGCTCACAGATGGACTGAAGCCTTGTGCCAAATTGAAGTAACCACTGGGGCCCCTTCGGGGGCCCCTTCACCATCAGAAAGGAAAACATGATTATCAACATGCACCTAGAGAACCGGCTAGAAGACCTAGCCAGGCAAAGAGAACAGGCAGAAGTCCAGCGCATGGCAGTGACAGAACTGTTGAAAGTAGCCGCCCAAGATGCCAGGGCAGAAGGCTGGTCAGCTCAGCGTATAGCAAACACTATCGGTGTAGCCAAAAGGACAGT